AAGCGCCGCTTCTTTAGCCCGTTTAAAGTCCCTGTGCAACATAGCATCATGCAGTTCTTTAAGTGCCTTCTCTGCCATCATGCAGGGGTACGCGTAATCAACCATTAGTTCTCCTTCAACAATTGCCATAACTTTTGCCATATCCTGCCTCACAATTAAGTGGTAACTCACTAGCCCATTTAGGGCGCATACGCATACACTTCTCTACATATTCCAAAGCCTCAGTAACTTCAGACTCAGGCACAACGCAAGCAATCGCATCATGCACGGTCATAACTACTTTGTACCGCTTTGCTACTGCAAGCATCTGCTCACCAATAACAATACGGGCTAGCGCTTGGCATACATTCTCAATGACTTTCCCACCGTAAATGCGAGTCGGTATAACGGCTCGACCTTTTTTGGTGTCGTACACGGTTTCGGTACGACCGTCTTCGTTTGTCTGCTCACGCAGATTGGGGTACTTGACATACAAACCGTTGGGTAGCTTGATTCCGTTTGCGCCCTCAACAGTCAGCACGTCGTTTCTCCCGAACGAAACCATAACATTATCGCGCACTGCTTCCAATGCTTTGCTTGCGGTTTTCCATAGTTTTTGTATATGGGGGTACGTATTCCGATAGGTATTGATGATGTGGTTTGATTCGTCCTTGGTAATCTCCACACCGAACGTTTGTAGCTGTGCTTTGAACTTGTCGGCACCCATGCCATACCCAGCGCCAAGAATCGTAGTCTTACCCACAAACCGCTCGTCTTTGGTTATCTCATCGACTGACTTACTGTAAATAGCGGACGCCATTATTTTGTAAACGTCTTCGCCACGATCAAACGCATCGACTAAGTCGTCTTGACCAGCTAGCCATGCTAGCGTACGGGCTTCGATTTGGGATGAATCGGAGTCAATCATCATATGCCCGTCAGGAACAATGATCGCGTGTTTCAAGGGGCTAGTTCGGGGCAAATTCTGCAAATTTAGCTTGTCGTCACCACCCCACCGTCCCGTGTGGGCGGCATAGTATCGGAGGGGAACTGGCATGGAGCCTCTCTGGGCGATACCAATAAACCGTTGAGTCCGCGTTTCTTCGATGGTTGACTTCACGCCTAGCCTAGCCGCCACGATAGCTTGTACTTCAGGGTTTTCATGTGCTAATAAAGCCTTGAACCCCTCGTCGCTCTTGGCAAAGGCAAAGGCTTCTTTGCCCGTGCGGAGGCTAATTTTGGTCGGTGGCACTACGCCCATAGATTTAAGCAACTCAGCTAGCTGGGGGTTGCTCATCAGTTGGTCTTTATCAATAAGTGTTTTGCTCAGTAACTTACTTTTCTTTTCCTGTACGCTGGCTAAGTGCTTCTCTAGTACTTCCGTATCCAGATACAACGTCGGCTCCGAAAACATGCGGATGGTCAAGTCAATCAAGCGCAACTCAATCGGTGGGAATTCTTGGGACATAGCCATAAACAACCCGTAGGTCAAAGCGACGTCGTTCTCGCAGTACTTTCCATACTGGGCTAGTTGCTCCGCGCCAAAGTCTTTTCGGTGTAATCCCTTGGCGTCTTCGACCTCGGTGCCTTTTACACCTAGTTGGTAGTGTTCCGCTAAGGCTTTTAAGCTACCACCAACTTCTGTCCCATGCACGGCGCGACCCATACTCAGCGTGTCCAACCAACCTTTGGGTTTTATGTCGTAGTGCCAAGTCAGAATAGCCGCATCAAACATGGCGTTATGCGCAAGCGCCAAACTATTTTCAAAGTCAAAGCCCTTGAGGAACGCAAGTATCTCTTCGTCGGTACCTGTAAACCAGACGGGCTCGGCATCGTTGACTTGAACTGCCACACCAATAACCTCGAACTCATCACCACGAACGTATTCTTCCGTAGTCAGTTTGCTAAGGCTATATGTCTGCGAGTAGAACGTTTCAAAATCAAGCGTTAGGATTTGCATTTGCATCCTTTAGTAACTTGATGTACCCGCGCAGTGTATCAAGATTGGTTTCGTTGATGACGAACGTGATGCCGCCTGCGGCTTCTATTTCACGTAGGTTCTTTACTTGTAGTGCGGTTGTTGTGCCCTTGCCTGCTTTGGCTTCAACGGCAACGAATCTGCCAGCCACACAACATAAGAAATCAGGAACGCCGCTTGTTCCGTAGCCAGTGCCGATTGGCATGGCGTAGTAGACACCATACTCTTTGAGTATGAGTTTGATTTTTGCTTTGACTTTTGCTTCTGGTGTTTGAGCCACTCTAATCTCCTAATGAGACGTGACTATAACACAACTTTGGACTTTGTCAATAGCGGACAATAAAAAAGCCACCCGAAGGTGGCTTAGTGGTTACCCTAACAATGTTAGTCTACTTGAACCATTGCAGTAGCGTATTGCCTTTGTGTTGCGAAACACCAAGTAGAAATGGCTTGTCTGTACTCCAGTCCTCTTTAAGGTTACCAGCATGACAGAACTCACATGAAAACTCTATCAGTAAACCATGACGCCTACTACTCGGGTTACATGTATCGTCTGACTTGAACCTACTCACTTGCGCAGTGTCTTTATTCTGGGCTATGACTGTTGTGTACTCAGCGTCTTCTTCACGCTCAAACACTGTCACATTACCCTGATGCAGATACATGTCTTTGCAAGATGGGCAGAACAAGGTGCCGTCTTCAACATCCGCTTCACATACATACTTTAAATTGTTCATGGCTATTCTTTCATAGCCTTAGCTAGTTCGTTTGAATACCACGCCATTTTCCCTGCGTCTTCTGACGCACTGTTCTTGGCACCGAGTCGGCTAGCATACTTCAACACATTGCCGCGCAAGTAGCCAATGTACTCATCCTTGCTCAACTTAGCCTTGATAAAACTAATTGTCTCGATACCACCAACTTTGTAGTGTGGTGGATGGTTGACCATATCGGATGCTGACGTACCGTTAGCGCCTGCGGCTAGCTTAGTAGTGATTGCCTTTTTGCTGACAGCTATTGCAGTTGTCTTCCACGTGCCCTTCTTTTTCTTCTTCAAGGCGTATCGCTCGGCGTACACTTGATTTGGGTTACAACCCAATGCTTTCGCCACAAACAATGGTCGCGTGTTGGGATGCGCTTTCATGTACTCGCGTATGCGCTTTGCAGTATCCCGTGCTTTGGGTATTTTGTAGCTTAATTCGATTGCGGTTTCAGTTGTCATTGCTTTCTCCTTGGGTTTGGCTTCTAACGTAGTCGATGAGAATGTCTCTAATTTTTGCTTGCTTTCGGTACGGGTACTCTTTGTTGAAGTACTCAAGAACTTCTCTAGGTAACCGTATGCTTGTTTGAAATAAGGCTGGGCGTTTGCCCAAACCTCGCCCTTTACGTTTCGTTTGCTCATCCATGCTTTCCTCCTTTAAAAAAGTGCTTCATCCATACTGTCAATACGCCGCTTTGTCTGCGTGCGTAATCGGCGTTGTACTTCCTTCTCCGTCGGCAACGTCCTCGGAAATGGCCAGTTGGCTGAGGGCGTAAATGTGCTCGAGTTTATGTCGTAGTCGTAACGCTTCCGTGACTGCGGCTTCGAGTCGTCTTTTGAGTATGTGGTTTTCACGAATCATGTCTCCCAGTTGTAAGTCTAGTTCACGTTCTTCTTCAGTCATCTTCTACCTCCATTGGGGCAAATTTTGGTTTGCGGTTTTGTACAGCTTTATACACTTGCTCTGCGGTAGAAAACTTGTGCCCGCTAGCGCATGTATAACGTCGATACTTCCAATCCCCTATGTCTTCGCTTACACGTTTAATGCTCTCGGCCAACTTTGATGGTCTTCCACAGTCAGGGCATGGGAAAAAAGCTCTCAAGATTACGCTCCAATAAAAATCCAACAAACGCCAACGATAAAGCTAGCACCGCCCAACAATACGGCTAAGACAATACCCTTCTTAGCGTAGTCCCATAACTCTTCGAACATGTCTATGTCGCTTATGCCTCGACCAAGTGGCTCGGGTAAGTCGTCTTTCATTCCTGCACCTTCTCCTCTCTACCGTCTCTGTAACACAAAGTGCTACCCCGTCGGCTTGGATACTGCATGTGGTCATCTGCGCCGAGTCGTACTGCGGGAGCGCTTAACTCTTCTGGGTGATAGCTACCCTCCATTGACGTATATGTACGCTTCGCCGCAACAACCAACTCTTTTCTCCAACTGTCCCATTCGGTTCTGGGTTTCAAAATTATTTTCGGTTTATTCGTCATCACTATCTCCTTCTTGTTCACGAACCATTAGTTCTGCATACATCAAATAAGACTCACACAACGCGGCTACAACGCTTGCCATTTCCAATCCGTGCATAGCACTAAGTTTAGATAGCGAGTGCACTAGCACGTTTATCTGTTCATCCTTCTGCCCTGATACGCCCAACACAAGGTTGACCTTACGTTGAATCGACTCAACCTCTCTCTTATCGGGCATACGGCTTATCATGCTACTTCAACTTTCTTTCGTGCTTTGTAACGCCTTTGTCTTTCTGCACCAGACATACGAATCCGTGGCATGTCAAAACTGTATCCAATTTTGTAAATCCTAACGTTGTCACGGTCTAGTCGGTCTTTACGCCATTCGCTAATATGGGCAGCTCTCGCACGATGCAGCTCTCGCGTGTACTGAAGTACTGTCACGTAGTGCAACCCAGTCAAGTTAGCCAACTCCTCGCATGAATACTCGCCCTCAAGCATCAGTCGAATCATCTTGGCGTAACTGATAGCGCCCATCTTTATTTGTCGTTGTTTCATCAGCACCTCCCGTCTTCGTCTTCTCCAGAAATAGCAAGACGCTCTTGCTCGCGTACATACTCCACCATCTTCATCAGGGCCGCATAATGCA